ATGTTGATGGAAGGAAAAACACAATTATGGTTTAAATTTGATCCTTCGAATAGATTTGTCAAAGATTTTTATAAGGTGTGGGATTCAGAAGTTTTCTTTTTAGCAATCGAAGATAGCTTATTAATTAATCTCTATTATTCTAATAAGAACTATTTCAAAATTCCTGCTGCGAAAACGAGAATGAAGAAGGATGTATACTTTTTGTTTGATGTGGTGACTGACGTGCCGGACGCACGTAGCGATCATCGGCGTTATGACTATATAAAGTATACTTTCGTTGATCCAGAAAGGTATAAAGAGTAAAGTAGGCTACCTAAAAAGGTAGCCCGGAACGGATTTTATCACCATACTTATGAAAGGAGATATTTTTTAAGTTAGTATTAAGATTGTGTAATATGATGATATCTATATTTTATAGTATCAGTGCTATAAAATCAAAAATAAGTCACTAATTAACTATCACTCCAATTATAAGCCTTTTTCCCATTATTTTTTACAGTTATATGGTATGCTTTTTAATAGCTTCAAATATAAAAGAGTTTAAAGCGTAACACACTTATGGGGAAGTGGTTTTTGGGGAACGCTTTAAACTCTTCTTTATTATTATCTCACAATATAACCCAAATGTCTTTCCATTTAAAAATCAAAGTAAAACTTTTCAAATATACAGAAGTATAACTATGTGAAACATCCTTTCATTAATCCATAAAAGGATACATAAAAAAGCCACTCATTTGAGTGGCAATGAAGAAAAGCTTTAGCTTGTATAATACTCTTCAAAAAATTCTAACACAGAACGATTCAATTGGCTACATTAATGTACCCTGTAGGACTCGAGCCTACGACCGGACGGTTATGAGCCGTCTGCTCTAACCAACTGAGCTAAAGGTACGAGAAACCATCACAACTCCTGCAAACAAAAAGAATGGACATAGACTAGATAATAATGGATCTCATTCTTTGTTGTGATGGCATATTTATTATTACACATTTAATAGCAAAAAACTAGATTGTACTTATTCTTTGTAAAAGATATTATTTTATGCTATTATTTCCAAGTCATAAAAAGAAAAAAGCTTCAGATACTTATCTTTTTGGGGAAAGACTCTAGGGTGAGGGAGTATCTGAAGCTTTTTTCTATGTTCATTATCTCACATAGTTATTTTTTAGTCTATTATTTGCTTAGATTTTTCAGAAAAAATGAAAAAGACCTCAACCAACAATGACTGGTTGAGGCTTTTAATAAAATCAAAGGACAGTAAGAACTAATTTGTGCTAAATTATTGACTATATTTTAATAGAGCTTTATAATTTAGTTAAATAAGATAACTTGTGAAGGATAAGGCTGGGTTCCCAAATGGGAGTAAAGTAATACTATTACTGAGAATTCCTTTGCCCCTGAAGTTATCTTTATTTTTTTACGCTTTTTTTCGACTCTTCTTTTAAATTTTTTATTATTGTATTTGGATTTTTTCTTATTTCATTTATTATAAAATCAATTGTAGACCTTGAATATGAATACTGACAATTTTTACCTATCTTGTGTTTATAAGTATATCTGTCATTTGACTTCATCTCATAAAATTTTAAAAACAATTGGAAGTCTCCTGTAGTAAACTTTTTTCTTTCCTTTTTGCCATTCAAATCATGATAAATAAAGTCCAATTCTTCTCGGTGAATCAGTTTGTTTATCTCATCTACGCAATTTTTTTGACTATACATATGAGTTTTACTAGGATCCTTTTGTTCTTTGATAATTTGAACTGGAGTTTCTCCTTCTCTTGCTATTCGCACAGTAGCATCTGCTTCATTTACTTTTTTTGTAATGTAAAAATTGTGATTAATTTCCACAGCAAAATTAGGACTATTCTCTTCAGTCAATATTTCTATTTCTTTTTTAGTTCCCAGTAACTTCTCTGCAGTTTCTGAGGAATATTTTGAACGGATAACAGAGGGATCGAGGTCATCTTCTTTAATAACTAAAGATAAAAAGCTTTGTGTAACATAACTAGTTACATCTATTTGGTGGAAACTACTCATTTTTTCTATAAAATTAAATACACACGCTTGGAATAAAGGAGCAAAAATTATTTCATAATCTTCTGTTATATAATGTGTACTAGTATTTCTTAGTTCTATTATTTTTTCAAGATTTATCCTCAAAGGATCTTTATTATTAGTAAACACCTCTTTTATGCAGTTTTCTAACGAGATAGTTCTACCGGAATTTCCATTATAATATATACTATTTTCGCCCTTTAGTTTTATCAGATGAGCTTTAAGCATTAGCTCCCAAGCGTTACAAATAAAAAAACTAAACCCTTCTACTCTATAATGGATTGTTGGTTTATTATATATTTCCATTCCCATTAAAAAAGCTTCAATACTTTTTGAAACCAACCTTTTTTCAATTTGCTCCATGATATAATCCCTTCATTTCTCTAATTAATACAAGAATATGTTTTGAAATACTGAGTTTACAAATAGATAATTCTATAGGTTCTTATAATTATTCTACCGAAATCTTTTTATTTTTGTCAATGTCATATGTACTTCCCCTCAAAATTGAGGGGATATTTTTTATCGTTGCGGAATATTCAAGTACCATCGTTTGTCATGAAAATCTTGTGCTCCGCTTTTAGTGTTCCCTTTTGGATCATTCGTTGCCCGCATCATTACATAGACTTTCTTATTAGGAAAATTACGCATATTGAAAGATATATGATAACCAACGTTTCCAGAAGTATTATAAGCTTGGTTTACATCTGGTCTATAAATTCCATCAGCTCTTACTCGAGCTAATTCTTTTCCAGTATTGTAGTCCATAATGAAAATATACTCGTATTTATAGTTAGCAATGTGCCATCCAGCCACATGCAAGTTTGCATTTTCGATTTCTCCAAACTGATCAATGTGGGCGTAATTTGTTCCATCTGTCAGTGTAGGATTTGCAGCACCTGCTCGAGTTGGATCAATGACTGGTCTATCATCTGAAGTTGTCGGATTTTCATCTGTAAATCCATGAGCTAAATCATATGCTAATTTTTCTTTACTTACGCCCATTTCAGAAAGATAACCGTAAGGATCTGTATGATCGCCCCAAATGTTTTGTGTTACCCATAAATGCGATTTGATTCCTGGTTGGTTATAAGGCGTGTCCAATGTTAATGGAATACCATATTTCATTGCTGAATCTCTAGCCAATTCAACGTATGCTTTATAGTTCTTTTCAAAAGTTGCTTTATCATGTGTGTGTTGTAACTCAATCTGCACAGGACTATTAGCATTAGCATACGAACCAGCACCGTACTGTACATAACCAGGTTGACCGACTTGATAAACAATTCCGCCGTCTCCCACAATGTAAGCAGTGTAAGCACTAGTCCATGAACGTTGCATATACTGCGCTTCATTGCGTCCTGTTGCTGTTTCATTAGCCGTTTCATGCAGTAAAATGTACTGATTATTTGCTACTTGTGAGCTACCTTCGTTTGAGCCCAAATTAAATTCATTGTTAATCGTATAGGCGAACCCATTAATTGGCAATAAAAAAAGAGCCGTTAACAGGCTCATCGCAGTAATAGTAATTTTCTTTTTCATTTGTTTCCTCCTATTTTTTCAAATTATAAGCCGACACACCAGTGATAACACCTAAAAATGTTGCTACTGCATTGATAGTCAGAACTGTCATATCTGTTCCATTCCATCCATACGCTTTTCCTAGTGTTGCAACTAATACAGATGTAGCCGGAAGTACCGTAAGTACCGCCCACTTAATGATTTGATAATATTTATCAGGTAAGATCATCTTTATTCATCTTCTTTCTATTTTTATCGAGATGTTTCCCTAAATAAAGTTTTAATTTGTTGCGTGTGTTCCACCAATTTTTCTGCATGTGTATCTAATCTTTCATCGTGTTTCTTTAGTTCTTCATGAATCATCAATCGATCTGATTTGCTCGATTCTAAATCTTTAGTCAGCAAATCTAAATTGTGACTTACTTTTGAAAGAGTTTCAGTAATCTTCGAGAAAGATGCAGTGACTGGTCTTATTACTAATAAAATCAAAGAAACAATCGCAGTGATTGATCCTGCGATTGTTCCCCATTCTCCTAAATTAATCATGTGACAACTCCTTGAATCAAAATAAAAAGCACATCAATTAAGATGCGCTCTCTTCTTTGCTAATGATTTTATCTGCTTCTTCGTCTGTAATGCATAGTGGAACGAATAGTCGAACTTGATCGTCAGTAAAACAGCCCCAATCATACATCATTTTCACATCGCTAAAACTAAACATACTACTCACCTCTCTTTGAAGCTGGATTTAGTTGCTCTTTAATTTCTGCAATGTCTTTGCTATTTTGGAACGAAGCAAGCATCGTTTTTGAATTGATTTGTGCTAAACCATCCGCTTTTTCTTTCAATGCAGTATTTTCCTGTTTAATTGCTACATCGTTTAGCATGAGCTCGGCATTGAGCTGTTTTAGATTGTCGTTTTCATGTTCCAGAGCCTCGTACATCGCTTTGAGATTGTTTAAATCGTTGTGATCCAGTGTGTTCGCTAAAACAATCCATTGGTTCAGTTTAGGATCAAACATCTGATCAGCAATCGTTAGCGGTTCGCCATCAGCACGAATTCCTTCAAGCGGCGGCTGATCCGTGTAAGGAACGGATACAAGCATATCGTCCAATACTTTTCCTGCATACTCTCCGCCAGTACGTCCGTATTTCCAAATGTTTTTCATTTATTTCCCTCCTACTTTGTTTCTGGATAACTATCGGCTGTTCGCCATTCTCCTGAAATATAATGATTTCCTACTCGATTAGTTGCAAATTTAACCACTTGTTTACCAGTTAAATCAGTGATAACCAAAGCACTAATTTCTCCTTGTGGCGTAGTCCACTGTACAACTGACAACGGAATCCCTACAATTGTCCATCCAATAGGAAACTGAAATCCTAAAGGAATTTCTAGTAGATTCACATGTGAAGCTACGGCTGTTGTCGAGTTTGTTTTTACTCGTGCGTGAAAGAATACCCTATCACCAATACGTTCGAATTCGTATGAAAATTCATCAAATGCGCTTTGCTTATCTGATTGAATAGTAGTCAAACCAGATCCACTCTGTAACACACTACCTAAGTTTTTAACTGTTGCCACATCTACTCCGTCGATCTGGGCCCCATCTTTGAAATTTTTTAGTCCTAGAGCTGTTTGTGGATCAGTAAGGTTTAAAGTATTAGTTAAAGCTTTTTCAGCATATTCAGGCGTGATGTCCCAGCTGTAGTCGTTCGGATTGTTACTGTCTTTCAATCCTTCACCGAAGTATTTAAACTGACTAATATTTGGAGTTCTGGCGTCGCCTTTTTCGATCTTGAGCCAGTCGATTTGAACAGCGCCTAGTGATGTATTTGGATATTGATAGACTTGCAATATATTAGTAGTACCTGCATCAATTGCACCTTGACTTACAGTGAATGTAATTTTCCACTCATCTACTTTACCCTCCACTGGCATCATTGTTCCAACTAATTGAGTTCCGCTCCTGATAAATACTCTAAAACTTTGAATAGCAGGTTTAGTTGCCTTCATCGTAAGCGTATATGTTTGACCAGCTTCATAATTTTCTATGTTTAGTTTATTGTAAAGTAGGTAGTCAGATGTACTTATTGGAAACACAGCAGTAGGATCAGCAATGTTCTCACCCAAAGCCACCTTACTCAAATAATACGGTGCATCGATTAAATTTGGTTGATATGGTGTGGCTGTGTCACTTGTTGAGTTCACTTTCTCAATCTTAATATCGTAACCAATGTAGATTTTGCCGTTGCCTTCCATAGGCTGCCAAAGTTGTAAGTAAGTTGTATCAAATTTAAGATTACCTGGTACAGTGAACACTTTTGTCACGTTTTGCCATGTCCCTACATTTTCACGTGGCGGATTTATTGTTCCTAAAGCAGTTCCATCTCTAGTTTTTAATACAAAAGACGTTCTGAAATCGTCAAAATCTGCGTTTATCATAATTGGTACTGTCATAATATACGTATTATTAGGAAGCAACGCTGAACAATTTGGTACATATATACTTCTACTTGTGTTGACCGCTGAAGGATCGCTACTGTCTAGTTCTAAATATGTTTCGTGATCTTTGAAACAATCTAATGGTTTTGTCATTGTTATTCCATTACTACTAAACTTGCTAAAATCTAGGTTAGGTGCTAAGTTAGGTCTTCCCAAATAATCATAGCCCCCGAAGTCTAATGAATTAGAGTACATCCTCTTCAACTTGCCGAGGACGCCGATTTGCTGATTGGTTTGATCAATACGATCATTTGCTTTATCAATATTAGTATTGAGAGTTGCGACATCTTGATTGGCTTTCGTGATTTTATCGTTTGTGTCTTTCAGTTTCGCATCAATCTGCGTTTCGGATTCCGCAATTTTCTGATCAATTTCTTGCTTTCCATCAGCTAGAATTTTTTCGATTTTATCAATGGTCTGACTGAAACCATTGAAGTAATAATCTTCTAGTTCTGGCGTACTATCATCAATTGGACTGCGTTTGATATAAAAAGTAAAACGACCAGCTGTATCTAACGAGCAGTCGTTTGGGAAATCAATATATACGCTACCTTCCACGGTGCCTACGTATCCCAGTATATTATCCTCTAACACAATAGAAACAATCCCATTCACAGGATCTTCTACCGTAGCTAGATAGTCATGTTTCCCATATCCGCCTTCTGCTGTTGCAGATCTGAACATCAGACGAATTGGAACGGTTGTTCCTTCTGGCAGACTTTGAGGAATACCGTTTTTCCGAACTAATTTCATTCGAAGCTTGGCTGTTCCCCGATCATGTGACCAAAAGACAATATCTGTCTTGTTTGGACTAGTGGCTTCTGCTTGAATCACAATGATCGATTCATTAATTTTAAACATCTATATCCTCCTTTCTTAAATAATTGGTATTGGGTCATTCGTTACCCATGTACCTGAAATATAAGATGATCCATTTCCTGAGTATGCGACTACGCGACTAGCTTGTGTTAAGCCTGCCCTTGCGCCAGCAGGTTGGGTTTCATTGCGATATAAAGCCAGCGGATGGTAAGCAGGATAACTTTGATCACGTTGAAATCCAGCGGGAACCAAAATAACATTTCTTGTGTTAGAAGCATCGGAAGGATAATTATTGCATTCATACTTGATTGCTATTGTGACTGTGTCTCCTTCACGTTTAATAGTACCGTTAACGTTTGTAATATTGTCACGATCGCTAATATCATCATTAGTGATTTGGCGAATGATTTTACCTGTAACGACATTCCCCTGATTTCTTACTTCAGCAATTCTATTCGCTTTTACCTTAGAACCAACAACTTTGATTCTAGCAGTTCCGTTATCCGCAATTATCCCATAGTCATTTCCAGTTCCTTGATCACTTGGATCAATGTTAATGTCAGCTAAATTTCTAGCTTCTGCAATACAGTTTTGATTTAGGTAGTAATTATTGTTTGTAGCAATTTTTGAACCTCCTGTGGCAAATAAACAACGATTTGATTTCCCATAAGTAGTTTCAGCAAAACGACAATTCCAGACAGCTAAATAACTAGACTGTTCAGAATAAATTGCACACTTTAATTGTCCTGAAATATTCACCTGATCTACAAACTCGATTCCATTAACTTGTTGGTAACCTAAAGAGCTAATAAATGAAATGGAGCGAACTTTAACACTTAAGTCAGATGTTACATCTGTTACACTTTGGCGACTGCGCAAAGTAATGCTAACTGCTTTGAGATTGCGAATCGCGACATCTTCAAGGTATACTCCATCGCCAATCCAAATAGTTACTCGTGAACTAGTTAATAACGGTATTTGATTTACAGCAGCTTGAATTGTAAGAAATGGATTTTTTTCTGTACCATCCCCACTTTGATCACTTCCTGTTTTAGCAACATATAAATCGAGCGTTTCGCCGTATGCTCCCATGAGAGTTCCAACAGAAACATTTAGTTGATTTAGCTGACCTTGTTGATTATCTTGTCTTGTCTTTAATTCTGTATAATTCAAATTGAAAAGGTTATCCAATGCTAATAATCTCGAATAAAGCGTTGGATAGATCGTACCTTCAGCATTTACTCGAGCATCCACTACTTCGTTTGGTGAATCACCGCCTGAATGAAGCACGAGATTATCTATACGACTGTTTGTTGATTTGTGCTGCTCGTCTAAATTTTTTTCCAAATTTTCTAAGTAGTCCATATTGTCATTGAATGTTTCTTTCCACTCGTTGGAAATTCGGTTATTCTTCAATTTTTCTAATTCCAACTAAATCACTCCTTTTTTCGTTAGATTAGCGAGTATCGACGTCATTGTTTTCTTTGTGTTGCTCAATGTGATTTCTGGTGGCTTATTTGGTATCGCTGGATACGTCTTGATTCCTACCACTTGAATATAGGTATTGACACCTAACGGCTCATAGACAAACGCCACGTAATCGCCCTTATTAGGCTCTACACGCCATTTCATAGTAACTGTGCCAGTGATTGTTGGATAGTCTTGCAAGTCTTGTTTCAAACGTTCTAGCATGTTCCCTGATACGGTGTAGCGATCATCACTAACTGGACTTTGGACACGTATACCCCATTTTTCCGACTGCTTACTTGTATATGTGATTGGCGTGAAGTAGTAAGTGTCGTCTTCTTTTTTCTTGCCAAATCCTTTTATCTGTGTTTTCAAATTAAAAGTATCAATATCAAATTTCACGGAATCGGTATTGTATTTGTAGCGTATTTGTTCTTCAGTTTTTTTACCATATTCTGAACGAGGGAAGAAAGTAAGGTTTTTGTTGTCCGGAATCACTATCGCATCATAGTCTTTCAAAATTTCTTCAACCAGTTTCAAATAGTTCCCATTCCCGAAGTTTTCTTGTTCAACTGGCAAAAACTTCTTGTTCGGATCTACAACATTCCATGTAAATCCACGGTTATCAGGTTTGAAAACATGCGCTAGCAGTTGGTTGATAGAGCGTGTTCCTGTGATTGTGTCGTACTGAAAGCCATCTTGCATGGTGTAGTAAATGTGCGTGGCTGTAACTGTTTTTGTGATTGCTGCCCCTTCGGCAGAAACGCCCATTTGTTTTACGATAAACTCTTGTCCATTGAAAAATACTGAATTTTCATAATCGACTAAATCAAAAGCCAATTCATTGAATTTTGTTTTGACAATAGTGAACGAAATTTCCCACGTTTCGTTCTCTTGCCAATTTTCAGTAAATGTACTTTTATCGTAGTCAGTCAATATTTCTTTTTTTGTTTTCTCGTAGTCTTGGATAAAAATATCTTTCAAATTCCCACCTACTTATACAAAAAAATGAAGTCCCATTTTGACTCCACTCTAGTAACATTTTGTATTTCAATTTCATTCGTTCCAACCGCTAACGTTATCAAACCTAAATTCGTGTCAATTCCGCAATTTACACCGTTCAACTTCGGATAAACACGATCTAAAGTCAAAGTTTGGCCTAGCAACGTAGAAAACTCGGGATAGTAGATGAATCGTTCCCCTGTCGTTTTGTTGAAAATAGTCACGTTGCCTTCTGATTCACCTTCCAAAGTGATTTTTAGAGCATGTTCACGTGGATCAATAGCAAAATCGCCAGCATTATAAATGATAAAATTACTGGTTCGGTGCGTATACTTATAATCTTCCGCAACTAGACCTTGTGAAAATTGCCATTCATTAGACAGTGAAAAATCCGATAACGTGGAAGCCATCGATTCGGAACAACCTCTAAAAACAGTGAAAGTCACCTTGTAAGTTGCATATCTTAGACCAACTTCATTCACTTCTACTGAGTTAGGACGGACAAAGTATTTTTTGCCCGGTTCTCTATCTGTAAAAACATAATATCCTTCGTCATCGAATAGAAACGCATATAATTCAGTTTCTTTTAGTTGATAGTCATACATATTTTTGAATTCAGCATAAAATTCCGCTTCGATAGTGAACGATTTGAAACTTTTTTCGACTTCTCTCGAACCGTTTGACCCTGAAAATTCTTGGTATTCTACATTTAGTTGTGGTGCTTTTCGTGCAAAAGAAATACACTCTATGCCCAATTTTTCTTTTAGAGATACTATCTCTTGATTTTTTATGAAGCGAAAATCGATTAAATAGCCATTCACTTTATCCCTCCTAACCTGTTGTATATAGCGAACGTTTCAACTGGTTACCTAAGTATCCGTTTGTATTGTCTGCAATTGCTTTACCATCAAGTTTGACACTTGTGTCTTTTGCTAAAAGTTTAGATAGCAAGTTATTCTGCTGAATCATCAGTGAAACTAATGTTTCTAACGTTCCGCTCGAATCGCTACTATTATTTACGCTTTTTGGTTTTACTCCTAACTTATCTTGAGCAATCGCAAGCAACTGCATCGCTCTTGATCGTTTAGCCTTATCTAACGGAATAATAATTTCTGGCTTGTTTCCTTCTGCGATTTCCGCAATTTGATGTTGGTTTACAATTCCACCGTTTGCGTAACCATGCCCACGCCCAATCACTCCTAATATATCCGAACCATAGCGTTTTTTAGCGTAGTTGATAGCTGCTAAGATATTATCGAAACCGCTCATTATATTGCCGTATCCTGGAAAAGCATTCGCAGCAAATGTTCCAGGTTTTGTTTGGAGCAATCCAGTAGCATTGCCGTCTGCTAAGCCGTCATTTCCACCAATGGCAAGCGGATTGCCACCTGATTCTGTTTGGATTTGTCGCATCCACGCATCAACATAAGCGGATGAGGTTGGTAAGTTATTCATTTTCAAAGCACGTTTTACATATGGCCGCCAGCGTTCTACGCCACTCCCACCAACGCTATCGCCACCGCTAACAAGTCCGCCCTGCGGATCTCTTACACCGTTCAAATGCACGTGGTCGTAGTGGTCACCATCAGGCCATGTCCGCCAATCATCATGCACACCTGTACCTGATTGTCCTGAACGGTCACGAACCTTACCATTTGTGATAACATAGCCGATTTTGTTTGCAAACTTCTCAAATGCGTAATTGGCTGCTTCTGTATATCTAGGGGAACCATTCACGACTCCCGGTAGCGCAATATCAATTGCGTTGTGCTTTCCGTGTGAGTATGGATCGCCTTCACGATAACCTGATGTTACTTGAAAGCCTGGAAACTTCTTCATTACTGCAACTGCAACGTCCGCCAAGTATTTGTAAACGCCTTGCATGCCCATTGAAGTGTCTAAACTGCCACTGCTGAATAGTTCTGTGATTTTGTTCGTCAATGCTTCGGTAGCCTTGCTTAGAATACCTTTACCAACATCTAAAGGATATTTGACAAGCCCTTCCAGTACGCCAAGACCATTTAACACTTTCCTAGCCAACGCTCCCGGGTCTGTTACAAAATCCCATACATCGCCGACTACATCTTTCAGCTTGTTTCCAACATCTCCAGCAAATCCTTTGACGTTGTTCCATAGATTTCCGAAAAAGCCTGTACCTTTGGCGTATCTATATCTTGGTGCTTTGTTTCCAGTCATATAAGCTGTTTCTTCAGCTGTTAGAACGTGTGTGCCTTTTGGTGCATTCAACACTACATTTCGCCCTCGTGGGATAAATGCTTGTCCGTTAGGTGTGATTACCGCTTCAGCACCTCTACCGTCATTTACCATCATAGGACCGCCCGGATGACCTCCGTTCGGTGTTCCTTTTGCGTATTGTGGCACTTTCCATTCTTTGAGTTTGTCAGCACCCAGTTTTTCTAGTACCCATGAAGCTCCATGGATGATTGCGTTAACTGGTTTACCTATCGCTTTAAGTGCTGCGTTGAAAATACTTTTGAACGCATCAACAATGGCATTTTTACCGCCAATAATGGCATTCTTCATCTTCGTCGGTAGTTCTGAAAACCAATTGAATACCGTATCAATACCTCTACGGAATGTGTCTTTGATACCGTTCCACAGGTTACCGATTACATCAGAAACTTTGCTCTTCAATTCAGTTGCTTTGTTGAAAATGTTTTTTGCCCAGCCAACTACCTTATTCCAAGTGTCTCCAACGCCATTGCTGAAGAAGTTTTTCACGCTGTTCCACAAATTTTTGACTGTGTTCACAACGCTGTTCTTCATTTCAATGAATTTATTACCAATCCATGAAGCCCATTCTTTTATTTTTTCCCAAAGCCATGACATTACTGTCCACCAATCTTTAAAACTTTGTACTAGTCTATCTATGATTGGTTTAACAATGTTCCATACTGTCTGAAATGCTTTATTTACGATATTTCTAAACGTTTCGGATTTTGTATAAGCTACTACCAAAGCGCCTATTAATGCGCCAAGGACTATAACGATTCCCCCTGTTGCTATTGATAGCGCACCGAATATAGCAGATACTGCTGATAAACCTTTGATAGCTACAACAATTCCAGTAATAGCTCCTGCCAACCATGTTAATGGTTCTCGATTATCAGATATCCATTGAACAAAGTCTTTTATATCATCCACAATGTTTTCTATTTTTGGAATTGCTTCCTCTATTTTTTTAGTAACTTTATCAATGAACCCTGTGATATTTTCAACGCCTATTTTTTCTATAATACTTTGTAGCCCATTTATTACAGTGGATTTCATCTGCTCCCAAGAACCGCTCAATGTGTCTGTGGAAGTGGCTGCCTTAACTGCTCCGTCATTCATACCTAACTGTACAATTGCTTGGTTGAACTCGTCGGAAGTGATTTGACCTTGCGCCATTGCATCACGGAAGTTTCCTGTATAAGCTCCGTTTTTCAACATAGCGTCTTGTAACAGTCCTGAAGCACCCGGTATCGCATCTGCTAATTGATTCCAGTTTTCAGTTGTTAGTTTCCCAGCTCCTGCCGTCTGCGTTAGCATCATGGCAACGGATTTGAATGTATCACTAGAACCGCCTGCAACGGCATTCAAGTTACCTGCCGCCTTGGTTAGTTCTGTATAGTTAGGAATCCCATTAGATGCCAATTGTGCGGTTGTGTTCAGAATTTCTTCTAAACCATAAACCGTCTTATCGGCGTAGTCTTTCATTTCTTTTTTCGAGCTTTCTATCTGTGACTTCCCAAAGTTAGCAAACTCCATGGTTTTGGAAAACTTCATCAATGAATCCGATGCGTTTACTGCTTCGCCAACCAAGCCTTGCACGCCACTTACTACACTGCTAATAGCGTTATGCGCTAATCCAGCAACTGCACCAAACGAAAATGCGCTTTTTAGCGAGCCTAATTTGTCTTTTAGCCCATCCAGTTTCCTAGCTGACCTTGTGGACTTGTCGCCAAAATCTTCTATTTTTTTTCCTGATTGATCGCTGGAGCTTTTGAGTGCTTCTAATTGCCTGCTAGATATTTGGCTTTGTCGTTCTAACTTTTCTAATGCCCTTTTTGCATCTTCGGTTTCATCTGCTGAATCGCCAAACTCATCAGCCATCAGTTTCACAACTTTGCGCTGTTCTTCGATAGCTTTCTCGGATAATTCCGTTTGTTTGGCTAGCCCTTTTTGTTTTGCTTCAAAAGCTCCTGCTTCGTTACCTGCAGACTTCAACGCTTTTACTTCGGCGTTCATTTGTCGTTCATTTTCTTTGATTTCATTAGATAAATCATTGACGGCTGTTTTGGAATACACCAATTCTTTTTTTGTGTCGTTCAACTGGCGACTGTAAGCATTATATTTTGCGGTAGCATTGTTTATCTGTGTGTTAAGGTTAGCAACTTGTTTCGATTCCTCGCCATACTTGCTAATCGCTTCATCACGGCGCTTTGTTAATTCTCTTACTTTGGCATTTTGCCCTTCCATAACCGTAGACAAGTCTTTCGTCTTTTGACTAAGCGCTTCGTATGAACGTCCTGCTGAATCATAAGCCTTTAGATTGGCACGCATATTCGACTCAGCTTGTTTGACTTTCGCATTGATTTCGTCCAGCGTGTTACCAAAATTAGTGCTATCTAAACTAATCCCTAGCTTGATATTTCCTGCCGGTTGTCCTTTTCCTGCCATTATTTACCTCCTTCCTCAAGTTTTACCAAGTCTTCAGCCGATAAAAATTGTTTGATAAAATCAGCACCATCTACATATTCTTCGCCACTCTTCACTTCTCCAAAAAGGTGTAACAAATAATGATAGTCGGCTTCGTCCACATCTCTCATCGTCCAACCTGCTTCGATTAAATCTTTGTAGATTTGATCCATTGCTTTCCTAGCTTCAGAAAAACTTATCTCTTTTTGCTCGCCATCTGCTTTTTTTCATTGTTTCCCAGTTCATTGATTTGTTCAAAAACACTTTCTAATGCCGGTACTAACTCGCTCGCAGTCAAACCGTCTAAAATAGCATCAAATGTAACTGCTGGATCTTGGAAAATATCTGCTGTAATTGCAATCATTGAATCAATTGCTTCTAAATCAGTTAGGTCTGCTTTTTCCGCTTTCTCGTAAAATTTGATACACTCACGCATTGCACGTGCGGAAATATCTTGTTGTTTGAATGTTTTTTTCTTTCCGTCAAGTTTCAATTGCAATTCAATCATTTGTTTTCCTCCTTGTTTTTACAAAAAATAAGGCTAGCCAAAAATGGCTAACCTTGTGTATCAATTTTTGGTTCTGGTTCTTTTGGTGTCCCTGTATCTGTCATTGGTGTAGATGCAGGGTTAACTACTCCCCCGCTTTGTTATTTACCAAGTCCTTGAATTTTTGTAAGGTCATTTCTTCTGATTCTACAGCTGTTAAGTATACATAGCCACGTTCATCAGAAATGAATTCCCCTTCGATAGAATCGGTTTGCAATTCTACCCCTTTGTCTTCAGCTGTTTTCATGTCGATATCTGGATGACTGAATTTTCCTTTTGCCAATCCCATGAATAAGCGTTTTCCTTCTTTGTTCGCTGTAACCATGACTACCGACACGTAAGGCGCTTCAGTTTCTGAACCAATTACATTTACACCATCCACAGTTTTAGCACCAATGATTTCGCTGTAAATGCCGTTATCCATTAAGTCTGCCATGTCAAGCGTAACTTTTGGCGACGAAACCCCTTTACTTGCAATGAAGAACGGTACGTTTGAAGCGTATGTTGTGTTAGAAGTTGCGCCCAATCCAGTAATTTTAGCTTCGATCGCTCCGCCTTTCGACTTATCTGCTACTAATTCTTTTAGAGTGCCGCCTGCACCTGTTTTTACGCCAAAAGTGACGCTCTCAAATCCTACTGTTGCCATTTATTTTCTCTCCTTTTAATTTAGTGAAATATTTGCTACATATCGTTTGATAATCCGCTTTGCACCTTCCAAGTCCTCGTCATCTGTTTGTTCCGTGTATGCGCATTGCCAACCATTCCCCCTCATAACCTCATCAAGGGCAAAATAAAAGGCATCAACCTCTTTCATGGTTGACACCCATACATCTACCTGTACGTTAAATTGAATGGTCAAAGGATTGTTGCTTGCAAAATCTTCATAGTTGCCGGATATCTCTGTAATTCTGCCAACTGGAAGGCTAGGTACTGTTTGAGCTGATTCCGGAACACTATTGGTGTAAAAATCAATGTTCTTTGTTTTTTCATTGCTATTCAGAATTGAATAGACTTGTGATACTGCCGTTTTCAAAGTCCTAGCCTCCTTTTTACTTCGTCAGCAATGATTTGTGTTACTTGTTTTTCGATTTGCTTTTGTGTTTTTTGTACGAAACCTTTTGGACGTTGTTTGATTGTTCCGAACTCGATAAAGTGCATCCGCCAAGAAACATCTTTGTCATAGCCGACTTCTATCAATCCGTTTTTTACCGAGCTTGTAACCACATGGTTCTTAGCATGTTCTTGCATATACGAACCACGTTTACCGTTTGACTTCGTTCCATCCCAGTAAGGTGTGTTTTGTCGTAACTTTTCTTGAGCGTACTCCCCAGCTTTCCTAAGTGCTGGGCTTTCCACTCGTTGAACGTTTGCTTTTACTTCCCTAAGCGCTTTGTACACTTCGGTTGCATCGACTTCTACACTCATTTTGAAACCTCTTTTGCAATGATTGTCGTGAAGTCTTTTGTAAACTCGCCCTTTGTAATTGTGATGATTTCAAACGTTTTTCCATTCCAACGCACTTTCATATCATTGGTTAGCTCTGATTTTTGTTGGTAGCGGATAATGAACGTCAGTGTTCCTTCCAAAGCCGTACCAATCGACGCCTTAACGTCACTCAAGCGTTGTGTTTGAACACAAGCCCAACATGAAAAAACAGTCTCAGGTGTGGTGACCAGCTGGCCGTCCTCGTCCTTGACTGTCGTATCCTTTATAAAGTCAATACGTTGACTTAGGTCACTCGTCTGTATTAACGCCATGATCTAGCCCCCTCAACTGATGAATCAAAGCAGTCACTCCAAACGGAATCTCCGCGAATGCTTTTTCACTTGTAGCAATCCGGTTCTCATACCAGTGAGACACCAGCAACGTGACCGCATAGTTAAACCGTTCATCATCTGTTTTTTCGACTTCGATCGATCCAAGAATAAATTTTTCAGCCGTGGACACCAACATTTTTAAAAGCTCGTCGTCCAGATCATGATCAATGCGAAGGTATGTTTTTAGTTCTGCCAGTTCCATTCAATCACCGCCTATTCAGCAGTTACGGTAACTTCACACACCGCAGTTTTTCCGTTTGCAGTTGTTGCAGTGATTGTTGCTGTACCAGCTGCAATACCTGTGATTTTGCCTTGAACCGGCGTTACTGTGGCAATTGCCTCATCGCTAGAACTGTATTTAACCGATTTGTCCGTTGCGTCAGCTGGCAAGACAGTCGCTGACAGTGTTTCTGATGCCCCCACCGCAAGCGTAGTCGTTGTTTTGTTTAACGTTACGCCGGATGGGTCTATGCTTTTGGGCCCAGTGTTACGTAAAAGCCTGCAGCAGTGTCGGCTACTTCAACATCGAAACGAACGAAACCTGCCAATAATTGACCATATACATCATTATCTACCCAACGCACTGACGCTTGTTGGCGGTCGAAGTATTTAGCAAAAAGTGAAGGGTCGCCCACGAATGCTACTTTGTCGCCTGCTGTTTTTCCAATTACATCATCCGCCATTACAACAACTTCACGCCCTAATAGTTTGTAACCCGAAGCAACTGTAACGTCTTGTTGTAACAAGTAACGTCCGTCATTGTCTTTCATTTTGTCTAACTCGTTGAAGAAGCTTTGAGAAGCAATGAATTTCACGTTGTAAGCAGGATCAATAGCAACGTTCACGATGTCTTTCAAATCGTCAATCGTAGTAACAGTTTTAGCTGTTGCTGTTTGCAACTTAGCCGCAATTTCAGCGTTTGAAGTGTTCAAAGATTGGCGTTGAATGGATTCAGCAACCAATCCGCCTAGATCGATATCAGAATCGTCTAATGATTCTTGAGAAACTGGAATGTATCCACGGTAAGTTTCAATTTCGTAGTTTACTTTTGTAAATTCAGGGTTAGCTAACGCTGGGTTTTTAGCCAATTCAGCCACAGAGATCATTTTATTTTTGTTAGCTCTCAAAATTGGATATGATCCTGTACCTGTTGTTACTGGCACACGTCCTACGTGTTGACGTAAGTCGACAACTGTTTCGGGTTGTTTTTCTGGTTTAGTGATACGGTCAACTGGAATAACTGCTTCTGCTCCGACTGTTGTCAATCCGTCGCGTTTTTCTCCTTTTGTACGAATGAATTGATTGATTGAGCGTGTGTATGGTTCTTTTTTGTCGTTTAGGATAACTTCCATTGATCTTTTCTCCTCTTTGTCTTTTTTGTCGATCGGATTTGTGTTGCTTGTTGGTTCTGTACTTTCTTGTTTTTCTGGTTGTGCTTGTTGCTCTTTAGGTTTAGCTTCTTGAATTTCAGTTGCTTTTGTTTCTTCGTCCAACTCTTTCAATTCATCGGCTAAATCTTTTTTCAATTGGTCGTCTGTTTCTTTCGATTCTTTTGCTTCTTTGATTTTTGCTAATAAGTCCTTAGCTGTCTCTAAATCGCCTGAATCCAGCGCCTGTTGCGCTTGTTCTTTCAATTTCTCAATATCCAATGTGTTCACTCCTTATTTTTTTTGTATAAAAAAAGAACCTCTAGTAATTTAGAAGCTCTAGTTCTATCTCTAATTTTCGTTTTTCTTTTTCATTGATTACTCGTTTCAATGATCGTTGCGCTAAGACTGCATCCGTTCCTTCGTAAGCTGGGATCGAAACAATCGATATTTCGAATAATTCATCGATCTTATTTAGATTGCGGATATACATTCCATCTTGATTTTCCCACGTTTGAGAATCATCTTTTACGGCAAAACCGAACGAACATTCGTTGATATCACCACGTTTTATGGATTCGTACAAATCGTTGGCGTAAGAAGTATTTGGCAGTTGACATCTGAAATGAAGTCCTACGTCATCCACTTCCAACTCTAGCGTTTGCGATGACGTTCTTCCTAAAACCATACTTGAATCATGATCGACAAAACAGCGAACATCTGATAAATCGGTCGTATCCAACGCTTGTGGCGAAATTATTTCTTTGAACCCGCCAAGGTCTCTGCTCAACGAATTGAATTTCATTGCGTAGCCCTCAATCGTTCGATTGTCCGTTGACTGGATTTCCGCTAAACTCCGAATTTCCATTTCCACTATTCCCACCTCCTTTCGCTGTGGTTTTCGTGTACAAAACATCTCCATTAGGAATGCTTGGCAATCCGTAATAATCTCTGACCTCATTAATCAGTAGATAACCGTCTCCGCCGTTGCCACCTTCCATTGCTTTATTCATCCTAGAAGCCTTGTCTTGCCCTGTAAGCGTAGAGAAGTCAAGTTCTACATTAATACCTAACTTGATTGCTAACTCGTCTGTAATCATCTGCGAGAGTGCCCTAAGCGTACTAGAAACGTAGGAATCGTTAGCCGAATCGTCTTTGGTATTGACTAACTCCATACCAAAACGTGACAAAGGAATGCCGAACGCTTTAGCAATTTGTTTTGTCGAGTACACGTTGTTTTGAATCATCTTCAAAATATCCGTATTTAGCTCAAACTGTTTGAATTCCTGTGTATCGTCCAAAACAATTACGCTATTAGCGTTTGAAGCACCGCTGTTTACTTCTTCAAAGTCTTGCTTAATTTGCTTTTTAGACTTGTTATTCAGCGTACCTTTATTGAGCTTCAAAACTCCGCCTGCTTGAATCCCCTTCTTGAAGAAGGAGCTTAGCATTTTGTTCCCATTGTCGAGCATGGAAAGTTCTGTTTTGAGTGCATCCAATGGACTGATACCGGTTTTTCCGTCTACAGTTATATATTTGAAGTGCAACATCTCGCTAGAATCAACACGGTACAAATTTCCTGCTTTGTTTGTGTACTCATACCGCAACACACCTGTCTCTAAATCTTCGTAAACGACGACTTGTGACGGTTTAGCAAACTCTAAGCTATTTTCATGAATGATCGCAAAAGCATTCCCTGACAAAAGCATTTGAGCCGTGATAGCAAACATGAAAGAATATGGTGTCATACTTGCGTTTGGGTACTTGTTCAACATGTCTAACTTTCGAATGTCTGCTTGCTTATTATCGGAAAACTTGAACTTGCTGGCGGCAATATCTCCAGCCAATATCTTTACCGCTGTAAACACATCAGACTGTTCTAGTGCCGTTTCTCCGTCAAAGTTGATGGTCGTGTTCCCATTTACAGTTGAAATGAAGTCGAGCATTGTACTCGAACGACTGGACAAGCTACGTTTTTCCGTTTGGAAAAATAAACCCATTTATCCCACCTCCTTTCAGCTATAATTCTGATTCTCGAACCAAAATAAAAACGGTAAGCATTAAACTAATGCCCACCGTCAGGAATCCGATAATCTGGTTAAACAAAAAAGCTGCGGCTATGAATGAAACTAGCCCTAAAACATACAAAATAATCACGATTAGTCTTAACTTGTTACCATCCAAAGCCATACTCGCCCCTTTCAATCAATTCATTGATATCTTCTTCATCAAAATCATGGTACATTGCCTGCGTGTAAGCATTAATCAACGCATCTAAAGGATCAATCTTATTTCGATTCATTGCCTTATCAATCATGATTGTATCGTTGTTTTCTTTGGTGATTGCGTTTCTGATTGCTCTGTTAAGCAGTGGATTGTTTGAATGGACTGTCTTTCCTTTAATAACGTCCGTTCTAAATTGTTTTGTCGGAACGTTCAAAGTTATCAGTCCTTGTCGCACTTCAATCATTTCTTTCTCGTAGAATTTCGATAGATCAGTAATAACATTACCAGCATTATACGGATCGTAAAAGATACCTTTTAGCTCAAAGTTATTACTTTCGATGAAATCAGTAAGCCAATTGACTAAATCGTGATAGTCAATCAATCCGTCTGGACTACTACTAATCGTGCAATAGCCTTCTTGCTCATATTGTCGGTATGGCGTTTTGTCTTCTTTTTCTTTTGCTTCAATTCCACCACGATTGGCTACAAAGGAATAGCTATCAACAAAAAACTTGCTTTCTTCTCTGATTGGAATGACCCACGAAATAGAAGTTAAGTCATTTACTCGTGACAAATCGACACCGATGTAAATCTCACGCCCTGTTAAGTCCGTTTGTTTGATGTAATCAGGAGCAATGGCAGAAGTCCACTCTTCTTCGCTCATATAACTTTCTTGTGAAGATTGAACCCATATGTTGAATTCTTTAGTAAGAACGTTTGATATACTTCCTTTTGCTTTTCCTTCGTCTAAAAGTCGTTTTTTGCTTTCAGTTAGTCGTTCTTTTTGTTCTGATAGTTCCATTAATGGGTTGGACTTTATCCACATATCAGTGTCCGCTACTTCTTTAGCATTGTCCTGTTCCCAACATAGCGCTAAATACTCATCGCCTACCACTTCTTCTTTTAGCAACTTCGTTACATACTGATACTCTATCGAGTACATTGGATAGTTTAGTTTGCTTGAAGCCGTTGAAATGATAATCGTTAGCGGTTCGATTTGTTGCCCCATTGACGTTTCGATAACATCCATCATTTCCGTTGTTTTAGACAGGGCATACTCATCAAAAATGCCCAATAATGTATCGAGACCGTCTAATGTATCTGCATCAGCAGACAGTGGTTTCATAAATGAATCATCTGTCGTAGTAAGCTCGTTTTGTAGAACCTTTGTAAATTTCTGGATTGCTTTACTTTTTCCACGTAAGGCTTTTAATTGTGACTTAACCATAGTGAAAACGATTTTCGCTTGATCTCGTTTGTTAGCAGTAGCGTATATCTGTCTTGCTTGTCGTGGATTTCGTTCGTAAATTAGACAGTACAGCGCAATCCCTGAAACAATCAACGATTTTCCTTGCTTACGTGCTAGCGAAAGATAGGCTTTTCTGAAACGCTTGGTATTGTCTTTCTTTCTTCGCCAGCCCCATAACATCCCTAAAATAAACTTTTGAAACAAAGCTAGTTTATTTGGTTTACCACTTTTCGGATCGGGTAGCATTGAAATGAACTTAATAATATTTTTTGCATATTTTGGATCGTAGTAGTACGGATAATCATCTTGCTTCGATTTCTCAATATCTGATTTATGGCGATTAATAGCTTGTTGTATTTTCTCGCCAACTAAAATATCGCCCGACTCTACTGCATCAATATAATTTTGAACGTGATCAATCATCCACATCAACTTCATTCATCATTTCAGCAAACGGATCGTCTGGTTCTTTCTCGATTTCTTGTGGATTGACAATCTTTAGACGTGAGTTGATAGTCAAACCTAAGTCGTTAGTAGCGGTTTTTAGCTCTTTTGAAAAAGAATTGACTGTATCAATCAATGGATTCTTTCGTCCGTCAATCAAAAAACCTTGTTCGTCTAACTCTTTGCTCGCTTTGTCGTACAGATACGAGTAGTTGCAGTAGCGAATCATTGTTTGTTGGTCTAATTCGGATACAGGAAGTTCTTGGATGTAATTTGAGATCCTATTCCACTCTTTCTGCGCTTCTTTCAAAAGCCCGACCGGATAATTTGAAAAGTCCAGTCTTGGATAGTTGTATAGCTTTTCTTCTTCGGCTTTTTTAGCTTCAATTTCTTCTTTTGTGTAATTCTTTTTGCTTGCGTTAAGCAATTTCTTCGGCCTACCTTTGCTCATTTCATCACTCCTATCTATTTTACAAATTTTCTAAAGGGAATCTTTTTCACACAAGGGAGGGCATCGATTTTCTTCGTTCTAGCGACATAGGGGGGCTTATTTTTTATCAAAATTATTATTTAGTATATTTATATACACTTTAGGCGAAACGCCTTAGAACGCAAATTAGAGCCTTTTAAGGTTATATGCCTTTTTATGTTCTTTGTTGTGGCACGACTGGCAAATACTTTCTAACGTATCGTAGTCTAACCTTTTATCCCAATCTTCTTTTACTTCCGTTTTGTGATGGACTATCGTAGCACTGGTTATTTTCCCATTTCTCAAACACTCCTCACATAGTGGTTGGTCTGCCAGCTTGCTACGTCTTAGCTTCTTCCATTGGCTTGAAGCATAGAAGCGAGCATATTTCATGTTCTCTTTGTTGTGTCTTACTTCTCTGTTATACGTCTTGTCTGCATTGCCTTTGTGTTTCTCGCAATATCTTTCGGGCAAGTCTACATACTCACGACACCAAGCGACCGAGCATTTCCTTTTAGGCATTCTCGTGTACCCAACCAAAGAACCTTGTCCAGCCTTCCATCTGCTCTGCCTTGCTGTATGTATCTGCGTAGGTATTCGTATGACTGCTTTCTGTCTTTAGCACGTGAAGGACAATTTCTTCTTTTGTGTAGCTGTCAGGAAATTTGTTCTTAGAATGCATGTAGCAACGTTTCAAATGTTCGAGGTAACTCATCTATCTATCCACCTCTCTATGTTGTATTGGATATACTCGTCTTTCCAATAGCCATGACCGCAATATATCAGCTTGCATTTATCCACTTCGTTTGGTGTAGCTTCTCTTAGCATCTCGACAATAGAGTACTTCCCTTTGATTTGTACAGAACGCACAACACGCACTGAACAATCATCAATGGTTCGAGGATATTCATTAGTTAGCGATACATACCAGTAGTTTCTCATTACGTATCACTCTTTCTGTTGGTTACTGGCAGAAAAGGTTCGCATCATAAATTCCATAGCCTGTCCTTCATTAAATCCTTGCAGAATAAGCTGATCGTAGAAATACTTAGCTTGTTTTGCGATTAACGCTAAGCTTTTTTGAGTTTCGTAGAATGTCGCCTCCATTGTTTTGTTTGCTTCATTCGTTTTAAACAACTCTCTTAATTGGTTTTCGTTCATTTGTTTACTCCCCTTCCAAAATAAAAAGACCACTCAATGAGTGATCTAATATGTAATAGCAACCTACACGATGCACAAAACGCGTACGAAATTGCGCACCCCTATATTTTTAAACCGCCGATACCTCGGTTGCCAAAGTCACTGGCAATGAATCGAACATTGCATAGTTGCCGAAGCATTGACCTAGCACGCATGCTTAGCGTCTACCCTTTCCGCCACAGTGACAAATTAATATTGTGAAAATAAATACTAAGCGTATAATTTTAGTTATCAGCGAGTGGTCCGCTGAAATGAATTATAAGGAGAAAAGGTAATGTCTAATAATTTTAGCGGTTTTGATGATCTAACTAGTCATCTAAACAAAATGTCAAAAGCTGCTCAAGAGCTAGATGGAGATAATGAGATTCCTATGGCTGATCTGTTAACCGATTCTTTTATTTCCAAAAACACTAGTTGTCAAAGCCTTGACGAATTTTTCGAAAAAAGTGGTTTTGATGTAAGTAGCGAAGAAGCCTTTGCAGCTATCCCTGATGAAGATATGGATAGATTCGTGTCCCAAAACTCGAATTTCAACACATGGACTGATATGCTTGGAACTGCCACACAGGAATATGTTGCTAAGAAACTTGGATTTTAAATTTCTCAATCAATTCTAATGTTTCTTCTAACTGATTAACTTGGTTTTGTGCCAACTTAATCAGTTTTTTTAATTCAACAAGATTTGATACATTGAATTTCATTTTAATTTCATTAAAAATGGAATCGTCTGCTTCTCTATTTTTTTGTACAACTGATCTGTACTTTTCTACTGAATGATCCTCAATTACTTGTTCCAAATGTTTTTTGTACTCTTTATATACAGCTTCTTTTTGGATCAATTCTAAACGTTGTTGCTCAATAATATCAATCAACCGTTCCCGATCCATACCTTGATACTTTATTTGTTCGACTTCCATTCGTTTTCCCTCCAATACATAAATTAATAGACAGCAACGGATGATAGATAATAAGAACAATTTAGAAGGAGTTGAAATTCACATCCTTATTCTTAATATTTCCGTTGCTGTCTATCGAAGCTTAATTGTGAAACAATAATAAAACGATGTTCCTTTTATTATTATTTTGTCTCAGACCTATCACTAATCTTTCGACACTACCATAATATCACGTTAAACCGCTCAAAAACCCTACACTATCCCTACAAAAACCCTACAAAATCAACGATACTGAACTAACACGCCTTTTTTGTATGCTTCTGCAAATTCTATCAATGCGATGGATTTCAGCTTCTCTACATTTTTCTCTCCGTATCCTCGTATCAATTGCCCTATTTCATAATTAGAGTGCTTGTTTACGTCACAGAAGCTGTAGTAGAGTATCTGACGGCTAATCAGACTGAGAGCCATCAAAGCCGCTAAAATCGCGTCTCTCTCCGCTTCTATATCCATCATCTGTATGATCGCGTCTTCTGCCTTATTGCCGTGCTTCGGTGCCTTCGGCATATCCGTAATAATCGGAGACTTAATATCTATCAAAGAGCGACCTGCCATCCGCTCCAAACGCCGAAAGTTCTTCAGCACATCTCTCGCATTACATCTTGTCTGTTTGAAATCTACCTCTCGTAATAATTGCACCAAGTCAAACCGCTCCTTTATGTGATATAATAAACTTGTTGGATTTATTACATCAGTCGGAGCGATCCGGCTTTTTTATTTGTCATTGATTAGTTCCATATCCACCAATCTCACCACTGCTAAATTCTCTTTGCTTTTCGCTAACCGCTTGTCACATTCCATCGTGTTTTCAATATGAATGATTGCTGAGTGATTATAGACGTGTTCTACATATCCACGAAATGGATAGATGAACCCTTCTGCTTCGCAGCGAACCATGTCACCGACTTTGACTTTTGGCTTCTTACGTGTTTTAGGGTTCTTTGTCGGCATATCTAGCATTAAACCGCCGATACCGTGACTGCTAGCGTAAAATCCGTCTTTTAGTTTCATCTCATTTCCTCCCATTTACGATCATCATTTAATATCGAAATCCCAAACTTACGAATAGCCTCACTTGCATCAGCAACGCACTGACTTGCTACTTTATATGCTTCTTCTATAGAAACTCCGTATTCTTTTTCAAACTTTGTCTTTAGTACATTCAGTTCCTGTTTTCTTAGTTTTGCTACTCTGCGGTGTCTGTTGTTCATTGTCAATCAACTCCCTAATCTGAAAGTGTCGTCTATACTTGATCGAAATTCTTTTAAGTGGTTCTCTACCACAGAATCAGTCACGTTAAAACGATCAATTAATACTGGAGCTGCCATATCTTTCAAATAACTTTGTCTGATGACTAATTCAGTACCATCAGGAAGTTCTATGTTAACCTCCCGACCATTGATAATTGCTTGAATGCCCGCTTCACTTAGTGGTATTTCGTATTTCATTCCGCTTCCTCCAATTTTATAGATAATGTTTTCGCAGATGGTGATTCTGCTTTTTTTAACTGCACTATATCTTTATTTGCTGATCTTTCATCAAAATACTCCTGAGCTCTCCTCTTGTTTTTTGTAAAAACTGGCTTGCTATCGTTCCAGTGATGGAAATAAACTTTCTTAAACGAATCATCTTTGTAATCGAACAGATAAAATGCTATTTTGAACATTCATTCCGCTTCCTCCAAATCACTCGACTTCACGAATACACCATCTACCATTTTCCCTGTGCGTCCTTTGATTTCGTTGTATGCTTGGTTCAGACACTCGTACAAATCCATATCATTTTGCATAGCTAAAATAATCAAGGTTACTACTACGTCTCCAATTCCGTCTCTTAAACCATGTTCATCTTTTCTAGCTAGAGAAGCGGCAACTTCCCCAATCTCTTCGATCGTTTTTAACATTTGCTTGCTGGAATCAGCTTGATCCAATCCCTTATCTTTAGCCCACTGCTCTACTTTTGTGATTAGTTCGTCCATTATTCATTCTCCTTTATATATTTAAGTTGGATAATACAACTTGTAACAAATGAAGCTAATGTTAAAATTGTGCCGATTGGTGTTAAAAAACCGCTTTTTATCGTATTAATTAATATAGCTACAAATATCGTTATATAGAATAAAAAGTGAATTGACGCTAACATTAAATTAAACATCTAGTCCTCCTCGAAATACTCATTCAGTATCTCTCTATACTTTTCTACAAATTTGAAACGATCTTGATGAAGTTTCTTGCTCCAATTTGTTTGCCGATCCAGCTCACGCATCTGATCGAACCCTTTTTGAATTTCGTTGTAATAAAATTCAATGTTTGCTGCTGCTTTCCAATGCCTGCTACTTCGCACTCCTGCTCCTGTTTCAGCCATTTCCAACTTAACTAATTCCGCTCGTTCTTTTGATTTTTTGTCTTTCTGAATCTTCATCATGATTTTCTTGAGGATGATATCACTGTATTGTGTAATGAGATCCATTATTTCTCCTCCACATACCTAAACTGTCGTCCCTTTGAATCAATCCATAAGCTCCTAGCTCTATCCCAGATAATATTTTTGCTCAGACCAGTAATTTCAGATAACTGTTCAGCAGTACCTGTTACTAGAATTCGGTCACCATGCCAGATTGCAATCTTTCTCGGCGTTTTCCGTTTAGGCTTTTCAGTCCACATTGATTTACCGAGCTTTTGGACTTCTGCAACTATTTCTTTGTCTTCTTGCCAATTCTCAGAATGTGTCAGTTTGATGATTCGTTTCATTGCTGATTTCTTATCCACGCTCATTCCTCCAATCTACGAATTTCCCTTCTTAAATTCTCTATGTGCAAATCGATTGCCTTTCTAGCCGTTTCATTGACCATCACTGCCTTTGTTCGTTCCAGATCGTCAATTTCACGTTGAATGCTTCGAATACGCATTTGAATCACTTCTTCTGTTGTCATGATAGACCACCTCGTTAAAAACGCTCTTCCTTGAACGTATTCCGATATTTTTTAGCTAAAATCAACGGAACTTGATATTTATGACAAAACAATTTCGCCTTGATTTTAAAGTCTTTTGTCTGCATTCCTTTAACATCTACGACTTTGACAAGTTTGCCGTTTTTATAAAATGTGAAGTCGGGAATATACTCGATCTTGCGATACTTCTTTCCGTCTAGTTCAAATTTCGGCATCAGCTCAAATCTTTCTTGAAGTTTTACTTTCCATCCGTTCGCTTCTGCTTGCCACAAGGCTAAATCGTAATACTCTGCTTCCGCGATAGAATCAAACTTGATACCTCGATGAACAGTTTTCTTATTACGGTATTTATTCATGCGATACTACCTTTCACTGGTTTTATGCGCTTGTCTGCTGTTTGTTGGAATTTCAGCGCATAACCTTCTGAATTCTTAAATATCCTAGAAACAATTCTTTCGCCGTAGGCTTCTCTTAGTTCAGGACCAGATAAGTTTGTTGTGATGATCGTTGCCTTGTTCTGTCTGGCTTCTAAGAGCGTGTTTAACGTGTTGTTTGTAAACTGCCTACTATTTGATACCCCGCTACCTAATTCAGCTCCAATATCGTCAAAAACCACCAAATCAGTTGTTTTGATATCGGCTATAAGCGATCCTTCAATTTCTTTTCTCAGTTCAGCATTGTTATAAGAAAACTTTATTTGCTCTAATAACTCTTGATAGCTTATAAAAAGTATTTTCTTGTCATAATTTGAGCGCTCAAGTATTTCCCAAGCTGTCGCCATTGACAAGTGGCTTTTTCCGCTTCCTGATTTCCCTGATAGAATGAAATGTGCAGGATGGTTCAGTAGGACATCATTTACATAGCTTTTAGCTCTTTCTAAAGCAATTTTCGTTTCTTGGTCCACTACGTGATAATTCTCCATTTTGCATTTAAACAAAGTTTTATCTGTTAATACCGAACCATTTTGAAAAAAACTCAACGCTCGTGCTTTTAAGCTGTCGTTATATATCCGTTCGGTCTGTATATCCTCTTTCACACGTAACGCTTTATAACCACAACTCATGCATGTTGGTTTACAACGTTCTGAACCATCCTTATTTTTAGCTCGCCAACTATACAAAGGTTCGCTACATTCTGGACATTTTCCGCTTTGCACTAATACTCTTCTTATTAGCTTCTCCATAGCATTTGCTAGGCTTTCCATGTGATGCATCTCCTTTTTAAATTGGCAAGTCGTCATATTCACTAGGATTGCTGTACTGTAGTTTTTGACTTTGCTTTTTATGATTATTCTTGTCTGCTTTGATTTCGAATTTGAGCTTCTCAAATTTTTCTCTCAATTTCTTAGCACTTCTAATATTTCCAAACCAAAATTCATTTGTAGGTAGCCAATTGATCACATACTCAATCGCTTCTATAGAGGCTTTGTCTCTTTCTTCAATCAACCTGATTGTGTCTGCCCATTTTTCGATATCTACTTTATTCATTTCTTTTGGAAAATCTTCAGTTAAATTACTTTGCAATTTTTTAGCAAGGCGTAAGTGTTCGTTAGAATACTTACCTTTCTTTTCTTCTTTATCTATATCTATATCTTTCTCTATCTCTATCTCTAACTCTGGTGTAGTTTTGTCTGGACATTTGTCCGACACTTGTCCTCCAGTTATTAAATTCCGTTTTGCCTCTTCTATTTTCTTTCTGTATTCTCTTTTTCTATCTGCTTCAGTTGAGGATTTTCCAATGAAACTTTGTATATCAGACATATAAATTGCTCCGTTATCTAATACGTCAATAAGCTGCAAATCACGGAAAATTTGTACCGCTTTTTCTACGACTCCTACAGAATGTCTTGTAATAGTTGCGAGCATTGTAGAGTTAAATGGAATCCTGTCATTAAACATCAACTTACCTTCGTGTTTTAGACTTCTTAAATAAAGTTTGAGAAGAATATTAGAATAAATATAGCCATCTGGCATACTTTCTAAGAGAACCATCTCGTCACTATCGAAAAAATTCTCTTTTAGTTTTAAATAGTAGTAGCGTTTGTTGTCAGACAATATTTTTTACCCTCCTATTCTAAGTTTCTTAATTGTTTCCTGGTTTAACTTGATCCCTTTGATTTGATACTTATTTTTGAAATTAATCACACCTATTTTGTGCTTCTCCGTGTGATGGATTCTGCAGAGTGCTGCAAATGTGTACTCTGAATGATCAACTTCTTTGCGCTTTCGTCTTCCTAACGCTTTGTCAAAGTGATCGATGTCAGCTCCTGTTTTGCCACAGATACAACAAACTCTTTTTGTAATGCATTTGTAGAAGTAATATTCTTGATTCGCTGGTAAAATCTCATAGCCTTCTTTGAAAGGAATATGATGTTCAAAGATGAAATCTAAGATGATATTTGCTAAGACATTAGCATCACTCACAGTTGTATTCGATTCGTCTTTGAGGCTTATTTTGCGCCCTGTGACGCCTTCAAAACGGAAGTAGAAGAATTCCTTCCAGAAGTCCGTTGGCATGCCTGTATCGATGAAAATATCGCCTATGAGTGCATAGATGAAGTTTCGTTGCTGCACAGTAAATCGACGTGGATCAATAAATCGAACTTCAATAATCCGATCGCCATCATATCCGTCGTACATCGTCTTCAAACGTTCGATGTTCACTTCTTCATTAATAGTTGCACCTATGTCTTTTCCTTTGAACTTTTTCAGAACCGCTGAATATGAATCGATTAATGGTTTAAACACTCATATCACTTCTTATCTAATTCTTTTCTCTTAGCTGCTATTGCTCGCTCCATCAAGGCACATTGCTCATAGCTTAACTGTTCAATAGTTTCAACGTTATCAGCTAAGAGCCCTAATTTATCTGTCTGCTCATTAACATATTCGATTAAGGTTTTGGTCATATCTTTACCCATCTGCTCATTGAAAGCTTCTAGAATCGTCTCTAGCATGCTTAATTTCTTTGTATCGATTCTAGGTGGTGTTGGAATATCTTCCCCTTGAAATACATATAATCCCAGTCCGTGTAGAGCCAATGCTTTCACAAAGCATCGCTTCAATGAGTTATTGATTTGCATAGCATTTGGCTTAACAACTGGTTGGTTTCGATAATCTAAAACAGGAAATAACTCGGTTTCCGTGTGTCCTTTAACCGTTACTGAGACAGATACATAAGTCCCAGTTTCATCCATAAGAAAAGGTTTATATTCCTCAACAAGAAAGTCTTGATGAGTTCCAGAAACAACTCTGTAGTGTTTGTACTCATTAATAGTTACCGTTGCCTGTGGATCATTCTTTTTCATAATCTCCCACGCGTGAGCCCAAGATAAATAATCAAAATTTCCTTTTTTCTTGAGAATTTTATTTAACTTACGACTAAAAAGTTTTTCAAAATTCGTTGTCCCTTTGATTTCACTCATCAAATTCTGCCTCCATTTCAGCAATGTATTTCTTACCTGATCCGTAATAAGAGATATCAATCAAGTTATCTCTGTCGTACTCTTCTAGTGCATCAATCAAGCCATCTTCGATGACATAGATGTATTCAGGTTTTCTTGGCTGCTTCCATAGATGGATAAGGTAGACATGTCCCCAAATACTCACAAAATTTCCCAAATCGTCTTGATCACATGCTAGTTCTTCATCCGTCAAAAGATTACGTCTGATTTTTCGATTGCTTGTTTCCTTGATATTCGATTTGCCCCAACTAGGATCAGTCAAATATTGATCTAGAGTGGAAAGTTCTTTTTTCATGTGGTAACATCTCCTTAGATGTATTTTGTTTGCGACTCAATGCTTGCCGGCGGAGTCGCTTTTTATTTGTTGCCATGCTTTTTGCTTATCAATATGTTGTTGGCTTAGGATGTTTGGTTTATTGTGTCTCCACCAGCGATTAGCAATTATTACGCCTATTTTTAGCGCTTCAGCTCTATTCATTTTCATCACCGAAAAGTCTTTGTTGTCTGTTCAGTTGGTCGATTTCCATGCGGATCGCAGTTTCTGGTAACCACATTTCAATAAATGAAACAGCATCATCGAATCTCTTACGAGGTAACTCGCCATATCTTGGGATTGAAAAGGTACGTTTAAATTCAGACCAAAATTTTGAGAATACTTTTTTGCTGATTTCTTCATAAGCTCGGCTTTCTTTACCTCCTAAAACTTCCATAACTTTCATATTTCCTTTTTGCTTAATTTCAAACTCTTGTTGTCCGCTAATTCGCATAGTATCTTTAAGCATGGAGACATCTTTTTTAACATCTTTCATTTCTTCTAGTTGGTAGATCATCATATCTTCAATTGTTTGAGGAACAGTATTCTTGCGAATAACATCTTCCATTTCGTTGAATGCTTCAATGTATTTTTGTTTGAAGTAAATAGCTTTCTTTCCTGTAAAACCCATAGCCAACAAGAAAAAACCATCTCTACTAATGAAGAAAACTCGTCGATTTCTGCCGTATGAATCTGGTTCATTACCTTCCACAAACATCTGCTCAAAATTGAGCACATCTTCTTTTAACTTTTCAATATCTCTCAAAACATTTTTGTGTTCTTTTTCAAAACTATCTGCGACTTGCAAACTCGTAGTCACAGCTTCTTTATTTTTCAAAATTACTAATTCTTGCATTATTTCTTCTCTCCTTTTTGATATAATGGTTTAAAAACTGGATGGTGAAAAAATGAGTTTCGATAACACGATCACAATTTCGATTATCCTAGCTTTAGTAGCTCTTATATCCCCTTGGATTACAGCGGTTATAAATAATAAGCATGCTGAATCGATGAAGGATAAAGAAATTGAATTACAAAAACACGATTCAAAAACCCAAACAATACAAACAACTTTCTCAACATTTCTCAACAATGTGGGTATTTGTATTGGTAGTAACACTGATAAAAATATATCTGCTGTAAAAGCATCAGGTTATGCAGTCCTGCCATATATTCAAAATGAAGATATAGAGGTTATGAAAATTTTCTTAAGCCGTTTTGGTTACGGCAACACTAATGCAGAACAAAAATCTCTTGAAACTTATTTGATTGACAAAGTATTACCTATTTTGAATAAATCATTAGAAAAATTGTAAGCATTAGACATACTAGAACCGCATAGGATGTATACCAGTATTCGCCGCGTTTTCTCATGTAGTTATTTCCTAAAACGGCCACGAGATAAACACCTAATAAACAGAACCACACTTTAGTCAGCCCCCTCGGTTGGCTTTTTCGCTCTGTACTCAGCTTCATCAAGCCCCATAAAAATCCAAACCATGTAAACGATTGTCCCTATCAACGCTTGTTTGCTTCCCCAAAGTCCTAAAGCGTAGATGATTAGTGGTGCGCTGAATACTAATGCTCTGTTGAATTTACCCATCCACTTACCTCCTTAAACTTTATATTTCGACATGAATTCATCAATATCTTTGATGTCATATTTCGGACGGCTGTTTTCACCGAATATGATTACTTTCAACCCTTTTTTTACCCATTCGTTAATAGTTCCTGCTGACGTTCCTGTATAATGAACTGCTTCTTTTTGAGTCAGGTAGCGTTTGGGTACATAGCCAACAAGTAATGAATCTAGATCATTTTTATTGATTAGTTCTTGCGTCATTTGTTCCCCCTCCTATCGAATTCTGTAATCACGGATGATTTCTAAGATAGTTTTATTAGCTTTCGGTCCACTCCAATGGCCATCAATAATTTGCTGCATTCGAACACGTGTGTATCCATATGCAGTAGCTAAATCTTCCATAGTTACTCCGTTTTCTCGCATAAACTTCTTGATTGCGGCACGGCCGTTATCTAGATTTGACATCTATTCACTCCCCTTACATATAGATTTGTAAGTTAAAATGATAGAAAAAACGTATAAAACTATTGACTAACAGTATACAATTGTATACTATATAAACATAGTTAAATAAGCCTACAACAAACCCTTTATTATGCAATCGGTCGCCAAACTTAATGCTATAAGGTGTGTTTTTAGTTTGCTTTTTTCTATCAAATTAACTTACAAACAAATAATAATACAAACTTATACTTATGTCAACAGTATAATTTACATTTTGTATACTTTTATTTGTTTAGGATTGGAGAACATTATTATGACACTGTTTGAAAGGATAAAATCATTAGCTAACCAAAGAGATAAAAGCATGAAAGAAGTCGCTTTAGAATTAGGATTTAGCGAAAATCTTTTCTATCGATGGAAAACAACAGAACCTAAAGCAAGAGATTTACAAAAGGTAGCTGACTATTTCGATGTCTCTGTAGACTTCCTTCTAGGTAGAGAAGAAAGAGAAACGCCTAAATTTGTGGATTTATCAGAAGACGATACTGTTTTTTCTTTTGATGGGAAAGAAATATCTAAGGAGACAATGCGTAAAGCGATTGCAATTGCTAAAGCTTTAGAGGAAAATGAATAGTTGGAGTGATGGGTTGTATGTATTTAAAGTTGAAAGAAATGCTGAGTGAGTATAATTTAAAGTTAATCTATATGGAAATGGAAGAACCAGGTTTTTATTATCCAAAACCAAGAATAGTATTTTTGAATGAAAAACTACACGAAGACAGTTCTGAAGCTTTTCATTTAGCCCACGAGCTCGGTCATTTCATTGCTTCACATTTTGAATATTCAGTACTGTACGATAACTCTACAACTTTTCATTCAAAATTCGAAACTGAAGCTGATAAAATTGCAATTATGATTTTACTAAATATCTTTATTGAGAATGAACTGACTGATGAATCCCAGTTTAAATTAGAAAATTTCATGAAGTTCTACTCTATCAATAATAAGTTAAGAACAGAATGTTTTAATGTTTGCCAGTCTTATTTCAAGAAAAAATACTCTTATGCACAGTAAAAAAAGCCCGTGCTGCAACACGGACTAAAATCTCGTTTCTAAGATCCTACATATAAATAATATCATAGGAATGAGGAGTAAAAAAGTTGTTAGAGAAAGAAAATATAAAAAGAAACAAAGGAAAGAGCAAAATAATGAAAAAGAAAAAAGGTACACAATTATCCATTGATTCACCAAACTGGTTATTAATTATTATAGTTTTATGTTTTGCAGCTTTTATAATGGTATCACCCCAAGTATATCTTCATAGTGTTATATTAGGGAATGATATTATGTTTCATTTTAATAGGTTTTATGAAACTTATATGCAGATAAAAACCGGTAATTTTAATTTCTTTCAATCCCTGTATTCTTTTCAGAGTTCTGGCAGAATTATTACTGCTTTTTATGGCGCAGATTTCGCTTATTTGCAAGGGCTACTTTTAATAATCTTAAAATCATGGTTTAAATATCAACTTGTCTCCTCTTTCAGTTGCTTTTTTATAGCTGGCGCTTCGATGTTTTGGCTAACTTATAAGTGTAAAGTACGAACTAACATAGGATTAATCATTGCTTTGTTGTACATGTCTTCATCAGCAGTTTCGTATTATCCTATTGCTCAAGCTTTTACTGGTTGGGGTGCTGCTTTAATGCCGCTTCTTTTTGTTCCAGCAATTGAAGCATTAAAAAATAAAGAAAGACCTATTCGTCCATTGCAACTTGCAATCCCTGTAACTTTATTACTGTCTACTCATTTACTTTCATTAGTAATTGGAATATTAGCTATTTTACCTTTTTATGTTATTGCTTTTATTAATACAAAAAATAAACTGAACATGATTTTTCGCTTAGTAGAATCTATAGGGTTAACCATGCTATTTTCTGCTAATACAATAATTGGATTTATAGATGTCTATCTAACTAATAAAATATTATCCCCTTCTCCGATAAGTCAAATGTTGAGCCAAAGTATGAGTTTCTCGTTGGAAGGAAACTCTTGGGGAAATTATGGTCTAGTATTTACTGCAATTTTCTTTGCTGTAATAATATATTTCTTTTTAAATTGGGCTAAAACTAGTCTTACTTCAAAAGTAATCGTTATTGTTGGAGCCTTTTTTATGTTACTTTCTTCAAAATTGTTACCTTGGAACTCTATCCCTCATATGTTTAAATTTGTTTCATTTTTCCAATTTCCACAAAGATTCTCAGTCATTGCTTTTGTTTTACTTTTATTATCATTTGCTCTTATATTGCAAGAATCAAAACTACTTAAAGATGTTGACAAAAAGTACTATATATTAACTTTACTGTGTGCTCTATTTTCAATATTTAATGTATATAACCTTATGTATGACCAATCTTGGCACTGGAATACAAATGATCCCACCGCTGCAGGAAACAATAAAAGTTCTATGGTTGAAAAAGATCCTCAAAAGTTAAGGGAAGCCTTTTATAATAAAGATTTAAATATTGCATTGAAAGCAATCCAAAAAGGAACTCCTGACTATTTACCTGTACAAAAAAATTTAGAATCATCAGATGTATTAAAACAAAACCCTTATGAATTGTATACAAACCAAATAATAAATAACAATGTACATTTTAATAAGACTGTAACTAGTGATTCTAAACTTCGTTTAACTTGGACTAATAATTCAAATGAGGAATCTGATATTCAATTGCCTATAATAATTTATAATCATAGTACAGTAACTTTGAATGGTAAAAAATTAACTCCAAACGAAATTAAAACTACTCAAATTGGAGCTGCTATTGTTACATCGAGTCCAGGAAAAAATACTTTAGTTATCGGTTATAAGCCATTTGTTTTATTTAAAATAGCCTTTCCAATAAAAATATTGTCTATACTTTCAACTATTATTTATGTCATCTACAAGTATAAAAAAACAAAAATAATCGAAATATAAAAATTACAAAAGATTAATATGTTATGTGATACACATCCATTTAATAACAGCAGAATATTATAATGGATGTGTAAAAATCACTGAGATTTTTTAGTCATTATTACCAGAAAAGCGAGTTGATTCAATTGGCTAAATTTGAACAATATAAGAAAAAGAACGGGGATAAAGCGTGGAAGTTCCAAGCTTATTTAGGAATCAATCCAGAAACAGGAAAGTCTGTTAAAACTACTCGTCGAAATTTTAAAACTCAACGTGAAGCAAAATTAGCGCTCGCAAGATTGCAAAGTGAATATGAAAACAATTTATTAAAAAAAGAAAAACCAAAAACATATAGAGACGTATATGATTTATGGATGACTGAATACAAAAGAACAGTACGAGGATCTACATTATTAAAAACAGAAAGAATTTTTAAAAATCATGTATTAGAAGAACTCGGCGACATATATATTTCTGAAATCACGCCTATCAAAATTCAAAAATTAATGGATAAATGGGCAAATAAATATGATACAGCTCCTAAAATGATGAATTACACAGGACTAGTTTTTAAATACGCCGTTCGATTTGGTATAATAGAGTCCAATCCTACAGATGCCATACGCAAACCGAAAAGAAGGAAAAAAGCAACTGTTGAAGAACCATTCTACGATAAAAAACAATTGAAATTGTTTCTTGATGAACTATATAATCAGCCAAACCTAAAGATCCAAGCTTTTTTTAGATTACTAGCTATGACTGGTATGCGAAAACAAGAAGCAGGTGCTCTTGAATGGAGAGATATAGATTTCAAGGCTAAAACAGTCAATATCTATAAAGCCGTTACTAGAACAGCAAATGGACTAGAAATTGACACCACTAAAACGGTTGGATCTAGCCGAATTATTTCAATCGATCAAGGTACTTTAGATAAGCTTCTTGAATGGAAAGAAGCTGTTCTTCCTCCATCTGACGAATGGCTCATTTTTGGACATTCAAGTGCAAAAAAACCACATGATATAATGAGTCTTGATACCTCTCGAAAGTGGCTTATGAGTATACAAGACAAAATGGACAAGAAGCAAAAGAAAAAACTACCTAGAATTACCGTACATGGTTTCAGACATACTCAAGCAAGCTTGTTGATCGAAATGGGAGCATCACTTAAAGAAGTACAGTTTCGTTTAGGACATGAAGATATTCAAACTACCATGAACACGTACGCCCATGTATCAAAACTTGCTAAAGAACAATTAGCAGATAAGTTCAATAAATTTATAGATTTCTAG